AGATTCTTTGACCAGACCAAACCAGTTCAGAGTGTGGTGGCAGGAATTTTGGTACAGCAAGGACTGGAAAATGATCCCGTTAGAGGACCTATAACCAGCAGCTCTCAACGAGAGAGTCCCAGCAACTGCTACGGTATTTCCACTCCCGGCAAACCCATCTACCAAGGCGGTTACTCAGAACGCAACATTAAAAGTCAGTTAGAAAAAGGCCAGGTCAAACTACAAGACATTGCTGTGATTGGACGCCAGGGCGGCCATACCTTTGTCATGGACGATGGCGATATCGACGGTAAAGATACTTTGATTCGTATTCGCACTGCCAAGGGTCATCAGATAACCATGAGCGACGACGGCGACTGTTTCTTTATCACACATGCCAACGGTCAAACATGGCTGGAGTTTGGCAAACAAGGCACAGTGGATGTTTACAGTTCAAACTCTATCAACCTGCGCACACAAGGAGTGCTGAACATGCACGCCGACAAAGGCATCAACATGTATTCAGGTGGACAGATTAGAATGAAAAGTCAGCTGGCTTTTGTGGTCGACAGTGCTGATAATCTATTGTTAAACAGTGCTAAATCTTCCATTATATCGGGCAAAACTTTTGTGGGTGTTCGCAGTGATGGCACACTGGCACTACAAGGCACCTCTGGATCAATCAAAGGTGGTAGCCAACTAAATCTTCAGGGCGGCGTGATCAACTTGAACGGTGCAGCTACAACTCCAGTTCCGGCAGCGCCTTCTATTCCTGATGTAGAGTTACCCGACACTGAGTGGGTAGAGAACCGCGGTTGGGTCAGCAGCCCTGCTGCGCTCAAAACCATAGTTACCAGAGCACCCACACACGAACCGTATGCTGGACACAACTCAGCGGCTGAAGTGTTTACAAATTTCAATCCAGTAGAAACACCTGCTCTTCCTCCAGATGCCAACACCACAAAAATTTACAATCAAGTCAGTAAGTTGCCTGTTCAAAATGAACTCACAAGACAAACTTTGTTGAAAGAACCAGCATCAAATCTCAGTCTCGGAACATTGATACCTAGACAAATTTCTGCTTTGACAGCAGCAGCCAAAGAATCAGCAACCTATGTATCAACTGACAACAATGGTAATTTGTTGCCAGGTTGGAAGCTGAATGCCATCAATGTACCAGTGTACTTTGGTCAAGACCTAGGCGTCAGAGGTATAGGCACATACGGGCAGTCTGTGCCTGCGTTGATCAACACTGGTTTTGTAAAATCAGCAACATTATCTTTGATTACTACTCCTTGAGGAATTACAATGGCATCAACCAGCACAGTTTTACAAAGCAACAGCGTTTGGACAGGTCAATACGGAATTGACAGTCTTGACACATATCTTGACAATCCTTCTATTCAAAATGCTGCGCAGCAGGCATTAGTAGCTGGCGCATTCAGTGGATTGATTACCGCAGGTATCATTGACGGTACTGAAGAACCAAGATTTATTGCTACATTTTTACAGCCAGCTACTTTGTACGGTGTAAACGCAGTGGTACAATGGGTAGAAGGCACAGCCAGCCCTGACCTAGTGACAAAATGTCAAATCGCAGCTAGGCAAGCACAATTTGCCATTGACTTGTCAGATCTGCTGGCACAAGAGGCCACAGAACCCATTGTGGTTGAACCACCCCCCGTGGAAGAAAATCCAACCACGGACTACACAGATCGAGCAGTAATTGATCAAACGCTGGCTGACATCATTGGCAATGACAAAATACCAACCCCACGCTATGCCACTCCGGTACCAGTCACTGTGCCGGGCACAGAAGAAGACGGTACCTTCCGATTTGCTCCTGGAAATCGCGGTAAATAAAGCATCATGGCAACATTTGTTGGTTTTAACACTCAAGGACAGTACAAAAAATTTACCCTGGTCGACGGGCCGTTGATCAAACGCGACTTGTTGAATGCGTTTAACATACGCCAAGGCCAGTTGCCTGGGCGCCCTGCCTACGGTACAGTACTGTGGAATTATGTGTTTGAAAACCAAACCAACGAAGTAGAACAAGCAATCAAAGCCGAAGTTCAGCGAGTAGCCGGCGGCGATCCCAGACTACAGATTGTTTCAGTTGATGTGTTCCCACAACAAAACGGTCTGCTGTTAGACGTTGAAATCGTTATTCTACCCAGTACAGAAGCTGAACGCCTTTCAATCTTTTTCGATCAACAAAGTCGCAGAGCCAGTTACGTTTAACTACGCCGTTTTTAAGTTCCATAAATAAAACAATACGGAACGATTATGGCCAAGACTACTAGACAAACTGTAATTTTTGGTGTTGAAGATTGGAAAAGAATCTATCAAACCTATAGAGAAGCAGACTTTCAAAGTTATGATTTTGAAACTCTGCGTAAAAGTTTTGTAGATTATCTACGCCTCTACTATCCTGAAACTTTCAACGATTACATTGAATCATCAGAATTCATTGCGTTGTTGGACGTCATGGCATTCATGGGTCAGGCACTGGCTTTCCGCAACGACTTAAATGCTAGAGAAAACTACATTGACACTGCTGAACGTAGAGACAGTGTTGTTAGATTGGCCAATCTTGTTAGCTATACTCCCAAACGCAATACCGCGGCGTCTGGTTACCTCAAAGTATTTTCAGTTCAAACCACTGAAAATGTAACAGATATCAATGGCATAGATCTTGCCAACGTCACTGTAAACTGGGCCGATCCAACCAACTTTAATTGGCAAGAACAATTTACAGCCATTATCAATGCCAGTCTTGTCAATAACCAACGATTTGGTCGTCCGGCAAATCGACAGACCATATTGGGCGTGGATACATCAGAATACACCATCAACTTGATTCCGGGCTATTTGCCAGTGATCCCGTTTACTGCTACCATAGACGGAGTCAACATGCCTTTTGAAGCTGTCAACAGCTCCACTCAAGGCAAGAATTACATTTACGAACCCAGCCCCAAGCCTGTGGGCGAATTCAACATTTTGTTCCGCAATGATCAACTTGGGTTTAATTCTGCCAACAACGGTTACTTTTTCTTGTTCAAACAAGGCGTGTTACAGAGCCAGGATTTTAATCTGGCAGATCGTGTGAGCAACCGTACTGTGGACATCAACATTGAAGGTGTCAACAACGAAGACCGTTGGCTTTACCAACTAGACAACGTTGGCACAATCAGCACTGAGTGGACCTATGTGCCCAGCGTATACGCATCTGCAGCTGAACAAACTGGAGTTGGGGTTCGACAGTTATTTTCCACCACCAGTAGAACCAACGACCAGATCACATTGACTTTTGGTGACGGTGTATTCAGTGCCATACCGGTAGGAACTTTTAGATGTTATGTGAGATCCAGCAACGGTCTGGAGTACATCATTAACCCCAGCGAAATGCAAAGCGTGATCATTCCAATCAGCTATGTGAGTCGTTCAGGACAATTAGAAACTATCACATTTACCTGTGGTATCACTACCCCGGTAAGCAACGCACAGGCACGTGAAAGTATCAACGAAATCAAACAACGTGCTCCTGCTCGTTACTACACACAGAACCGCATGGTCAACGGTGAAGACTACAACAACTTCCCGTTCACTGCCTACAACTCAATTATCAAGAGCAAGGCCTTGAACCGTGCGTCAATCGGTACCAGTCGTTATCTTGAACTGGTGGACGGCACAGGCAAATATGCCAGCACAAACATTTTCAGCAGTGATGGTGCGTTGTATGAAAACTACGCCACACCATCGTTCCAGTTTACGTTTGCCACCAACAATGAAGTGGCCAGTATCATTTCAAATCAGGTACAAGAAGTTTTGAGCAACAGCCTCATGCAGCAGTTTTACTTTGCTCAATTCCCAAGACCAAGTCTGGTACCATTGTCAATTTCTTGGAATCAAAGTACATCGATTGCAAACACAACATCGGGTTATTTTAAAAATAGTTTAGGTAATCCAGTGGCACTGGGCACATATTCTTCCAGTTCTACCAAGTACATTCAAGTCGGCAGCTTGGTAAAATTTGTATCACCAAACGGCTATTACTTTGATGCCAACAACAGACTCAAAGCCGGTTTGCCAACACAACCTGATGAAAAAACAGTGATCTGGGCCAGTCCTACATCTGTCTACCTTGACGGCACCAACAATGGCATTGGTAACTTTGCCAATGGGCAGGGCCCGGTCGAACTTAACAACTATGTGCCCACTGGAGCCATTGCTTCGGAAGTCATTCCGATCTTTGTCACAGACTTGCCTCTGAGCTTTGAAATCAGCGTGAGAGATCAAATTCTTCTGAACAGAAATTTTGGCATTGGATATGATCCAACAGGCAATGTTACAGGTACACCAGAAACTTGGTACGTGATTAATAGCACAAACTTGGATGCGGATGCTCCATTTAGTTTGGCCAACGCAGGCAGTAATTCAGGAATCAACAACGACGCATCGTGGTTGATACAATTCACTACCGATGGTACCACCTACACAGTGACCAGTAGAGCATTGGAATATTATTTTGGCAGTGTACTACAAACAAGATTTTTCTTCTATGGTGATCAGCAGGTCTATGACAGCCGTACTGGTACCACAATCAAAGATTTTGTCAACGTACTAAAAACCAACAGTAAGCCTGACAGCGCGACCCCGCTCAACAGTGACAATAAACTTACCATTGTAGATCAGCCAGTGCTCAGTGATGGATTTGTTGATGACTATCAAGTCTTGGTCAGTTTCCAAGATTCAGACATTGACGGTGTGCCTGACAACCCAGACTTTTTCTCTG